TCATTGTCATCTGCATGGAAGAAACTTTCCAGTGGTTCAACAACACCACTAGAACCCTGTTTCTTGTCAGCACTACGGCCACGCCATACATCAGGCTCGTATAACTCTGGCTCATCATCCACATACCGACGACTGATCTCATTCCAACGCAGGAACTTATGCTTCACAAGTTGACGTGCTACAAAGATAGGTGCCTTGACATGGAAGCTGGCAAAGCAATGCCCAAAGGGAGACATGTGTTTGTGCTCTGCCAGATACCAGATTAGTTTCTCATCTTTGGCTGTTGTATATGTGTTACTGGACTTCTTGCCGAAGGACACTCTTGCAGCATTAACGACAGTAATATCACTGCCCATGTAATCCATCAGGGTTGCTTTAATCATTCTATACTGTCTTTACCTTTGTGTTTCTCTTTACGTATTGGCTTAGGTTTCTTCTTGTCAGGCACAACCCTAGGCTTGTACTTGGGTTGCCTCAAGTCCCTAGCCATTGGGTTGCGCCTGTTGTTCATCTTACCAACGATCTTCCATCTCTAGTTCTTTGTAAGGTACGTGCTCAATGATACCTACCTTCTCAAGACGGACAGAGGCAGTTGACCCCTTGCCGTAGATAGAAATCTTGACCTTGGCTTTAGTGCCATTGCCAAGTGCACCGTCTTCGATGTAGTCCCAAGGTGTGTTCGTTGTACCCTTGGTGACAGATGGTGCTCCACCGAAGTCATCAATACCTGATGGGTGTACATTAGGACGCTTGAGTTTCATACCCTTACGTCCACCTGCTGCATCGAAGGGCTTGATCATCTTGTTACCCATTGACTCCTCAGGGAAACCTAGCTCAACCATCTTGTTAATCTCTTCGTCATCCTTAGGAACGAAGACAGTATTGAACTGGCCTGAGGTGCGTTCATGGTACTCAGAGTCATCCATGTTGTCTGTGTGCAGACGGGCATAGTAGAGTTCACCCTCGAATACACCGTACTTAGTTTTAGAAGCCATCAGAATCTCCTTTGCTGGCTGTTGATCGGTTCATCATATACGTTATTACCTGTATTGTCAAGACAAAAATTACAGGTAACAGTGCAAAAATAAAGTTAAAGATTATCAATGGGTGTCTCTCCAAGATTTACCTATGTCAGTTGACCCAGCTAGAGGACAGACCATGTTGAAGTTCTTACCTGCATCAACGATAGCTTGACGTTGTATCTCACCTAGTAGTTCAGCATCCTTGTATGGTCCTGTCACTTCTGTCTGCCACTCATCGTGAGGCCAAGTGACTAGCTTGAAGTTAATCCATTGACGTTTAGCTTTGTATGTCCAGTCAAGTGCTGCGTGTTTCATGATCACAGCCTCACCATTCTGTAACATACCTGCCAAGGTCTTGTGCTCAGATGGTACTGGCACCTTGCGTCCATCCAACCCAATGAAGTATCCTCGCTTTGCGATATGAGGTATGATCTTCTTCTTGAGGTTAGCTAATCCTTGGATAGACTCCATGAAGTTATCGACTGCTTGTGTTGCCTCCTTGTTTGATACGTTAAGAATCTGACTGATCTTGCCTGTACCTGCACCTAGCAGAAAGGCATAGATGAAAGTCTTAGCCATGTCTCTTGTTACATGGGACATACCTAGAGCCTTACGGTTCAGGTTGTGTATGTCAGTCTCATCCTCCTTCTTTCCTGACACGATAGCGTTAACATATTCCTCTGAGTTCATCAGGTGAGCTAGTACCCGTAGCTGTATGCCCTCAGCATCTGTACCTACCAGCCAGCTATCCTCAGGCACAGTCCATAGTGCTCTGAACTGACCGTCATACTTAGCCTTCACTTCCTCTACTGCTGACTTAGGTGTGCCATGAAACTCAGCAGGGATGTTAGCTTGGTTGGGTGCTCTGTGAGCCATGCGTCCTGTCCATGCACCAATGCCCATGAACTGCCCATGAATACGTGAATCGTCACCACAGTGGCCCAGCCACTCCACCAGTGAGGAACGTCTACCTTCAAGGGTCAACCACTCAGTTAAACGTTTGGCTCCTGTAGGGGCTGTCTCAGGCAGTGTGCTAAGGTTAGTCTCAGATAGAGTCCACCCGTACTTAGCAAACTTTTGTCCTCGTTCATCCATCTGTTTCTCTCCCGTGATTCTCGTGGAATCCATATTTTATTTCAGCTTCTTTACGTGCTGCTATAGCATCCTCAAGATTATCAAAGGAACCAAGAAAAATTTTTTTATAGTTCCCTTGAATCTGAGCAATCCACTTACCATTATCTCTTCTCTTAGATACACCTATAACCCCTGAAGTATTAGACTTAGGTCGTGACGAGTTTTTATTGTTTTCAGACTGAGTTACTAGCCTAAGATTTTGAATACGGTTATCTTTTCCATCACCGTTGATGTGATCTATTACTAGATTTTTTTCAGGCCACTCACCATAGACATGACACCAAATAAGTCTGTGTATTTTGTATGATCTACCTAACAGGTACACTTGATTTGTCTTGTCTGTCCCAATTAGTTCTACGTCAGGGTACCTAGAGTTAAATACAGCGTAAGCCCTATCGTTTTTGAAATGTTTTCTATCTCTTTTTTTCCATGTAAGAGTACCTTTTTCTGCATCGTAGTTTAGAAATTCTCTGATTAAAGCAGGTGATAAAGGTTCTTTAGGAATCTTCTGACCACAACACTCACAGAAATTTTGGTTTGTTTTCTCTGTCATACTCAATGTGTCCTTTGGTTTTGTCCACTGGTTTCCAACCTGCATCCCATAGTCTTTCGATACGCATCTTAGGTGACGATGGTTTGAACTTGACCCAATCCATACAGATAAGCTGGGCTGGGAATGTGTCGTAACTGATCTTGACTTTAGGGTATTTCTTTATAGCATCTTTGACAACCTTTGTCAAGTCCCCATCTGTCTTTTTCCTATACAAAATACGATTGACTTCTTCTAGCTGGGGTGGGAAGTCCTCTTGGAAACCATCCTCTAGCTGAAGCATACGCAGTTCGATCTCATCTAGCAGGTGCTCTGCCTTCTCCTTGTCGAAGAAGAAACCATTGTTGTGCATCTCCTCACAGAGAATCTGAATGTCGTGCTCCACCTTGATAGCTTCTTGTTGTGTCTGATCCTTGAGTACAGGTAGGAACCTCTGGTATAGCTTAACAGTGACAGCTACGTCCTGATGACAGTAGTCTACCATCTCCTGAGAGAACTTAGAGAAGTCATTGAAGTCCATCTTGAAGTCAGACAGACGCTTACCCCAAGCCTTCAGTGAGTGCCCACCTTGCAGGTTGTAGTCAATGAAGCGAGATACAACAAGAGTATCCAGTACTTTGCTAGGGTCAATCCTCTTGCCTAGCAGTCTGTTAATCACAGGTACATCAAAAGCAATGCCATTGTGAAACACAAACAGATCAACAGTATCGCAGAAATTAGCAAAGTCTATGCCCTCTTCTATTATCTTGTCTGGATTGTGAAACTCGTAGGTCTCACCTGTGTTGACATCCTGACCACAGATAACCCAGATGCGACTAGCATCTAAAGTATCTGTCTCAATGTCCATAGCTACAACTTTAAGTGTCATCTTTAGAGAACCCTATTTGTATTACAGTGATAGGCCACAGCAGTGACCAGAATAATTGTCTTCGTTTGTCCATCTGATCGTACTTATCCAGTAGATGAAAGACAACACCCACATGCAGGTAGTGCAGAGCTACACCAAAGGCATAGATGACACCACACAGGGTAGGCCATAGGCTAAAGTAATCCATACTTCTCTTTCATTGTGAACGAAGCTGTGTCAAACGATAGCTGACCTGCGTAGCCTGTCGGACCTACTGGTCTGTTCTTGGTGACCAGAAGCTTCGTTGTGTTACGTTCATCTGCATCCTCTGCCATCTTGTTTCGTTGCAGTTCGACAACAACGGATGCTCTCTGTTCTATCATGCGGCAGTACTTGACAGCCCCATCATCATTGGTGTGACCAATAGTTATGATACCTACGTTCAACTCAGCAGCTAGCTTGGATAGCCTGACAGCTAGGTCAGCTAGGAATTGCTCTTTGCTTTCTTCTCCTGACATGTTAGCTGCTATGTCCTGTATTGGTTCAAAGAATATGTACTGCACACCACATGCCTGAGAAAGATACCTGATATGGTTAAGGATTTCAAGAGGGTCATCCTCGTCATTGAGAAAGAATTGGTATAGCCTTTCATCTTTAGTCAGTTCAGTGATAGCCTCTTGTACTTGACGATCTAGTCCTTT